GCAATCTTGAATGTGTTTGGGCCACCACTCAGCGAACTGAAGTTTTGTTGTGCGCTCAAGATGTCTACCTTGAAGCTTGTTGGAATGCATTGTGTGATTGCCATAATGTTCTTCTTTAATTAATAGGAATACTAATCTGACCATTGCGGTATGCATCTTTACGATCCATGCCATCACCCAAACGCTTGAGTTGACCCAATGCTTCGTCATACCGCTTCTGGTACTGAGCAATGACATCAGGTTCACCCTTCATAAAGGTGTAAGCCTCCAGAAGCGACCCATACAAAAGAACAGATTCAAAATTACTTCCAAGCCAAGATGTTCCTGATACAGCAACGGTGATTGATTCTGGGTAAGCAAAATAATGCAACTCAACATCGTAATTTGCACTAGGTGTTGGGCCAACAATCAACGAAAGAATGAGTGGAGAGGATGTGTTGGAGCCAAATATTGCGTAGTACTGAGGTTCAGCGGTATACGTTGGGTCTGGGTAAGTCTCACGGATAAAACTCACATCCTTTGGAAGCAAGAAGCTTTGTGGACTAAAAGCGCCAAGAGCAGTGTCCGTGTAAACAGCAAGCGAATAAACAGCCAAAAAATCAGGAGGAAGCGTTAAATACTTATTCCCTAAAGTCAATGACCCCTCAACATTCTTTTTGAACTGAGGCATCTGCACCGTGTTGTAGATGCGAAGCTCTGCATTCTGAATGAATGTGTTTATTTGTGCAGTCGATGTCATCCCTTGGGTTAAAGGAAAAGTGTTTTCCGTGTAACCCTTAATGGCAGTGACTAGCTCGCTGTAATTCATTGGCTACACCTTAAGCCATTGGCCCACGAGCCATGCGACCCTTGGTTGCCGCACCACTACCACGCACTTCAATACCACTGGTTTTAACGTCATCAGCATTTGGATTGCCCAAGCTCACACGCATTGCACTTGTGCGAGGGCCAACCTTGTCAGCAGACAGTGTGTTGGGGTCTACGGCTTTGCTTTTTTGATTTATGCTCATGCTCTTTCCTTTCATGGTGTGAGGAGGGGCGTACACAGCGGCATCGCCCACTTCTTTGCCCATCATTTTTTTGCTGAATCCCATATCAGCCTCCACGACCAGAACGCTTCTGGTTCATTACACGAGCCATATTGCGACCCACAGCCTTCATGGCTTTGCCAGAAACGCCGTGAGTGGCTTTACCGCCCACCATTGAAGGTACTTTTGGGCCGTCAATCCCAATTTGTTTACCGACTGTTTTGCCTTTTTTGGCAACGCCATCAAATTCAGCCATGATGTTTCTCCTTATACCTGTACTGTAACGCTGTTTAAACTAACTGTGGCAATCAAATCGTTGGGAGTTAACCCAGCGTCATCTGCCCTAGCCCCACCAACAGGGTTCCAACCCCACTGGAAAACCCTGCTACCACCGTCCGGCCCGCCATTGGCAAGTTGCTCCGTGCCATTGCCCGGAATAACCTGTAGACCGTTTAAACCTGACGAGTAGTAGCTCAGGTCTGGCCTTGGATTGCGAACACCCTGCGGATCGTTCACTGGATACATACCCAATTGCAATTGAGGCTGATCAGGCTCCCAGCATTCTGGGCAAACCAAAATGTTTGCAATCTTGGTCTTGATCGTCAGCTTCTTCAACTGCTTCAGCATATACCGCTGACCACAACGGTCGCATTCCGCAATGGAATACTTGCCAGAGGCAAATGCATTAGGCATAGAACAAATTCCTTGGAACGTACCTGTCTGGAGCCTTGTCTCGGTCTTCTGTCGAAGCAAGATACCACTGCTCCTCGTACTCGCTCTTCAAGAAGTCACGAACATTCATGGCTTGAGGAATCTTTTGCGACAGGTAGAAGGCCAAGCCAGCCACCATGCAAGGGATGAACCGGAAGGGAATATCCTGATATACCTGACCAGAAGTGCCAGAATCTTGAATGCGGCGGAGACGGTAATACGCAAAAATATACGGGCCACCACCGTCACCTGTTGGGTAAACATTGATGTTTGGCAGGTTTTGAGCAGTCAAAACAGCGGCAGTAGCGTGTGATGCGGCTGTTGTGCCATTCTGACCACGAGCGCAGTTGATTAGCTGGTTTCCATCCACAGACTGGTAATAGATGGTTTCGTTGTCAACCAACACAAAGCCGTTGGTTGTAAGCTCTGAAATATTGGTTACCGTGATGGTGGTGTCAGTTGCTGTGATTGCCCCGTCTAAAGCCGCTGTGGTGACGTTAGACTGGCCTGATTGGCGGTTAATCCACACCTGAATAGGTCTGCCCTGCGCCAGCTTGTTTGGAATCGTCATGTAAGTTGATTCACTGATGCGGCTGATGTTGATGTCAGACTGTTGAGGTGTACCGTTTCCGGTACGGGTCACAGTATCCAGAAGGTCAATTGTGTCCACAGGAATGGGGTAGCAAGCTTGACCAGTTTCTATGGTTATGAAACCCTGCTCAATTGTCCAGAGGTTGATGCCTCGGTTGGCCCACTCAATGGTCATAATGTTCAGTGAGCGTCTAGCAGTTCTCATGTCGTAGCCGGTCTTCATTTCCTGACCGCAACGCTCATACGCCTCTTCAATCAAATTGACGAGGTCAAGATTAAACGATGTTGATCCGCTGGTGGTGGACATTATCTAAATCCCGCTGTTTTCTTTGCAATACTCTTTGGCTGGGCTACAAACTGCTTCCCAACCTTCTTACCCGCCCTCTTTGCACGGGTTGTAGCGGCATACTCTGACGCTGACAATGATTTGATTGCCGCCTCTGGCAGATAGCGTTCGCCTGTTTTTGACGAAGGCTTCCCTGACTTGGTGCGCCATTTCTGATCGCTCCAGTTTTTAAGGGAAGTCTGCGGTGCTTTCAATCTTTTGCCTCTTCTTTTTCAAGAAGCTCATCATCAATTTGCTTATCGGTCATTGCGTCACAAGTACACTGACCAGCTTCTTCGAGAAGACAATCTTTGGTGTGTTCAATCACGATAACCTCCGCCCTTTTCTTTGTACCTCTTGGCAAGCAATTGTGCTTTTCTTGCTGACCACTGTCCTGCCGCCGTGCCTTGTACCGCCGAAGCCTTGATAGAGTTAAACAGTGACTTCCGCATACTAGGCTTGGTGTAGTTGCCAGCCTCATTTACGCTTCCGCCCTCTTTAAACTGTTTAAACGCAGTGCTATCCCGCCGAGCTTTGGTTTTGGCGTTTGGCATTTTTGATGGGGCAATCGCTCCCATTCCACGACTTGCAATCATTTAGCACCGCCTTTAACTTTTTTGGCTAAAAACAGTTTATCAACCATCTCTATCCGCTGAGGCTTAGTTGTGACTTTGTTGATAATATCCAGTCGCTTGGGCTTACTTGCACCATAAAACCCAGCCTTTTTTAGAGACTTAGCTACACTGCTATTAGGTTTTGCGGTTGCCATGTCAGCACATCCCGCCAGACTTCATCTTGGAGATCATGCCTTTGGTTTTGCCACGAATGGCGCAACCATCTGCACGGCTGGAAGCAGAACTCACGGAGCCGCCTTTGGCAAACTTCTTGACCACGCCGCCTTTTTTGTAGCCAAAAGACGAATCCATTGCTTCATCGGTTTCGTATTTAGATTTTGACTTCGCCTTATCAGCTCCCGGTCTGGCGTTCATCACAGGGTCTTTGGCATCTTTCTTGGCTTGAGCGGCTTTTTTCTTTGCGGCGGCAGTGGCGGCACGAGCCTCGGCGGCGGCGGCACGACCTTCGGCTTGTGCAATTTTTTCCATTGCTTTTGGCCCACCAGCCCAAGCAGAAGGATTCATCACAGCCTCTGCTCTACCGGGCATAGCCACATTGCGGACTTCTTCCATGTTCTTTAAACGCTGTCCTGCGGCGCTTAATTTACCTTCACCCTGTAAAGCTTGTGCGGCTTTTGCACTACGACCAGCCAAAGCAAGCTCATTGCCAACTTTCAAAACGCCGCCGCCAAAGGGGGTTAGCGAAGATAAAGCGTTGGAAATATTGCGGCTGGTTTCAGTACCAGTGACTCTTTCGCCCCGATTGATGCCTTCACGCTGTTCTGCTGTCATGGATTGACCGGGAATCTGAGAAATGCCGGGTCGAGCGCCACGACTTGTAGCCAAATCGGCTTCAGAACTGCGAATTTCAGCGTTTGATTTTTGAGCTTTTTGAACAGCTTTGGCAAATTTATTGTCTTTTGATGGAGGCAACTGAGTGTATTCAGGAGCAGGAGGGCGCTCTCCACGCAAAGCACGAATGACACTAGTCTCCGTGGCATTCATAAAATTAGCACCAGCCTCCCTTTCTCGTGCGGCTTTACGAGCTGGATTTTCTTCGTCATCGCTGACGTAACTGCCGTCATCTGTAGCGCCGGAGTAGCGTTTGACCTTGTCTCCGCCTTTGAACTTCATTTGTTTTTTTGGCATTATTTACCCCTTAGCAGGCTTTGCCGCCCATGTTCATTTTGACTATCTTGCCTTTGGTCATGCCTTTGGTCTGGACTGTATGCTCGCCATGAGGGCGCTTGCCGCCTGATGTGACCTTGCCCATTGAAGTGGCAATCACGCCGCCCTTGGCAAACTTCATGGGAGCCTTACCCATCATTTGCTTCTTGTCCATCATCATGTCTTTCTTGGAGCCTTCTTTAACGCCCTTCATTTCGACATCCTTTTTGGACTTCTCAAAAGCCATCATGCCCTTTGGCATTCCGCCTTTTTTAAGCTTTGCAAGGTCAGTTTTCTTGCCGCCATGAGCTTGCTTGTCATGCATTGACATCGCCTTCTTCACAACTTTTTTATCTTGAGCAAGATCGCTCTTCATAGAAGCGCCACCCTCTTTAAATTTTTTGCCTTTGTCTGCTTTCATAAAATCTTCTCCAACTGATTGAGGAACTTTTAGCCGTTTTGCGGCTGACGGATTGTTGGCAATCAATGCCATGAAATTGTGTTGCTTTTTGCTTTGGCTAGGCATCACTTCCCCGCTTGAAGAAGTCGGTCAATTTTTTCTTCCAACTTGTTAAAACGCTGGTCAATGTGGTCAGTAACCCTTGCAACTTCTGCTTTAGTGGCTGTATCACGGGCAATCTCCTCTCGTGTAATGTTTAAAAGGCGCTCAATGCGCTTCACATCCTCAAGTCTTTCCTTGATGAAAAACCAAAGCCCACCCATGACAACGGTGAGTCCAGCAGACCAAATAGTGCTGACTTCCATTAAACAAACTTTCCTTTGGTTTTGCCTTTGATGGCACAGCCATCGGCCTTGGTGACATAGCCGCCTTTAGCGCAATTCCATGCACGAAGACTCTTGTTAATCCTCGAATCTGGATCGTTTGCGGTCTTGGCGCTTGTCAGCTTCTTCTTCATCCCCTCCATACGGGCGCAAAAGGAATCTCTGCGACTGCCGCCTTCTGGCTGGGGACGCTTCAAATTCATCCCTTGAGCTTTCGCTGAGGCCCGTCCTTTGGCGTTTAAACCGCCCTTCGGATTCTTCCCTTCTGCTCTTTGCCATGCTGGTGTCTTAGCCATTCACAACCTTCTTTCCATCCTCAAGAGGACGAAGCATTGGGTACAGATAGTCCTCGCCAAAGGAGCCTTCAAACTCATGGATGCCCATGTGCCCAAGCTTGATGGTGGGGTCTATCCAAACCTCAAATCCAGCCTCTCTGGCACGGTCACAAAAGGTGTAATCCTCCCCGACATAGCCTTCTGGGGTGGACTTGAAATCAAAGAATGAGTAGGACTTGCCATCTTGGATGCGAT